TATTTAATTTAATTGACTCTGTTGGAGTTTCTGTAATTTGTTCTTTAATTTCTGTTGTCGTTGTTGGTTGATTGGCAACTGGTTTTCCTGTAGATGGATCAACTAAAGTTCCTGCTGTATAAGGTATTAAAGAAACATTTACTGGTTTTCCATTTTTTAAACCTCCAATATTACCTTTTGGTTTAAACCCAGTGCCATCATCATAGTAAAGAATATTTTTACTATCAATGTAATATTGAGCTTTTGCCATTACTTAACCCTCTCTATATCTTTCCTGTTAGATCCTTTTATAATTCTTGTGCCTTTAATTCTGTCGGTCCAGTATTGGTTAATCTCTTCCCAAACATACTCTTTGGGATATTCAATTTTACCGTCACCTTTCATTAACACAAAATCTTCTACAGGAAGAGCAGAAGCAGTCACCCATTCTTGTTTGGCTAAATCCAAGAACAAACTTTTACACCTTTTATAAAGATATTTATGAATAATTGCTTTAGGTATATCAATATGTCCTTCAGATAATTTATTGATTACTATTAATCTTTTCTTTGGTTCTAAGTAATGTAAGTTGGCTCCGTAAAAAGCTCCACCTTCGGTCTTTAAGATATAAACCAAGGGATATTTGTCGTAGTATAATAGGTCTTCTGTTTCTGCTTTGTATTCAAAAAAGCATAGGTGTCCAGGAAAAATTACACGACGGTTTATATTTTTATCTTGATTAACTAAAGTTCCAATAGAATCAAACTTCTCTTGCTCGTTCATCCGAGAAGGTTCTTTTTGTATTGATACTGCTAATGATTTTACTTCAGAACGATACCAAAGTAAACTCTTACTTTCTCCTTTTGTTTCTTGTTTTATCTTTTCAAAAATAGTTTTGTAACCTTCTTTCTTTCCTGATTGTTTAAATCCTTCTGTCTCGCTTACTATCTTTGCTAACTCTGTCATATCTTTATATGATGAGTAGCGTTTCACTCCATACTTAGAAGCAAGAGCACGAATTTGATCTCTGGTATATTCGTCTAAAGATTTTAATTCATGTCCAGTAAGATGAATCCAACGATCAATATTATTTTTGGCGTATGGTTTTGGTTTTAGATTGTTCTTTGCTGCCATGTTATACTCCTAGGTGATCTTCTGTTAGGATTAAAAATTTCATCTGCCTATCTTCACAGAAGTCTTCAGCAGCAGACCACTTGGCACGGTTTTTCATATAGGTAAGAACTTCACGCTTCCAAGCAGCGGTTTTTCTTTTTGGTTTTTCTGTGGGACCAATAACTTGTTTCTTTGGTTTTACTTCTATTAGATATTTTTTAACAGCACCTTGCCTGTCCTTTACTTTAATATAAAAGTCAGGATAATATCTATGAACTCTACCATCAGTAGGACAACGGTAGGGGATAATAACTTCTTCACTTCCCCACTCAACAATGCTATCATTGTTATCACAAAATACCATGAACTTTCGTTCCCACATAGAACGGTAAATAATTCTTGTAGGGTTTCCTCTGTATTTTTTAGGGTTGGCTGGTTTATAGATTCCTGAATAAGCCATAAATACATATATCCCTCCGAGTATATTTAGAGTGGCATCAGTAGGATCAATAGACAAATTTATTCAGGCTATTGCTGCCAATGGCGGCATGTCAATGTCTAATGGTTATGATGTTCAGTTTGATATGACTGGTCTTGAAGTTGTTAATGTTTTAAAAGAATTTGATTTAGACCCAACAAAAGAAACAAATGATTCTGGGCAGCCAGGTTCATTAATTAATATGTTTTGTGATGAAGCTTTATTGCCTAACGTTACTTCTGCCACAGGACAATTAAACAATCGTTATCAAGGAGAAGGAACTGTACATTATCCACACACTAGATTGGTTAGTGATTTTTCATTAACATGGATGTGTGATGCTAATATGGCTCCATACAAATTTGTTACTGCTTGGCATGATTATATTTTTACTGACACAACTTTTGATGAAAGTCCAGACTCTTTGAAAGAATTTAAAAATATTACTAACAGGGGTGGCATTAATAGAATTAATAGATTAAAGTATCCAAATCAATATCAGGCTAAATTAAGAATAGCTAAAACTGAAAGAGGAGTTAATGCTCCAAATAGTAGAGTACCTGTTGTAGTATTATTTGAAGGGGTTTATCCGTATACAATTGATGCTGTTCCATTATCCTATGGATCTTCACAAATTACTAGAGTGACAGCAAGTTTTTATTACACACGACACACTAACTTCTTTGCTGATGTTCGTAATTTCAAGGGATAAATAATTTAAAGATTTGAATTAAGATTAATGGCGTTACCAAAAATTGGATATCCTACATTTGAAACTGAATTGCCTTCAACTGGAAAACCTATTAAGTATAGACCTTTTGTAGTAAAAGAAGAAAAGGTTTTACTCTTAGCATTAGAATCTGAAGACGAAAAACAAATCACATCTGCTGTAAAAGATCTTATTAAAAATTGTGTCTTGACTAGGATTAAAGTTGAAGATCTTCCTAGTTTTGATTTAGAATATTTATTTTTAAGGATTCGTGCTGTATCGGTCAGTGATGAAATTAAAATGACTGTGACTTGTAGAGATGACGGTCAAACTCAAGTAGAAAAAATTATTGACATCAACAGTATCAAAGTTATTAAACCAGAAGGACATACAAATAAGATCATGCTTTCTGATGATACTGGTGTAGTAATGAAGTATCCTGGAATGCAAAGATTTATTGAATCAGAATTTTTAAATAAAGATATTAAAAAAGAAGAAGTATTTAATTTTATTGCTGAATCAATTGATCAAATTTTTGACGGAGAAGATGTTTATGATTCTTCTACTACGTCAAAGAAAGAAATGGTAGAATGGGTGGAAACTTTAACTACTAAACAGTTTGAAAAGGTTCAAAAATTTTATGAGACTATGCCAAAACTTTCTCATACTTTTACTGTAAAGAATCCCAAGACAGGAGTTGAATCTGACTATACAATTGAGGGTCTACAGAATTTTTTCGTATAGCACTCTTCCAAAATAGTTTGGAAGGGTATTATAAAACTAACTTTGCTTTAATGCAGTATCATAAATATTCTTTAGCAGAAATTGAAAGTTTAATGCCTTGGGAAAGGGAAGTTTATTCCGCTTTGTTAATTCAATATATCAAAGAACAAGAAGCAAAACGAGAAGCTAATAAATGATACCAGCAAAGGCTATAAAGAAAGTTAAGAATGAGATCCATCTAGAAATTGCTGCTGGATCTCTTATAGCCTATGGTATATTTCCACAAACAAGAGAAGGGATACAGAAAGCAAAGGAAACTGCTGCTAGTAAAGATACATGGCTAGCACCATCAGATCTTCCTGAATATTATGATGGCATTGATAGTGATTTAATGACGGGTAAAGAGAATGATGCTATCCGTGCTATTCGTAAACAATTAAAACAATTTTATAATATATCTTCTGCTGGAACAGAAGATTTTGTTGAAACTACTGTTTATAAACCAGCAGATAAATTCTTTGATGATCAAATTGAATTTGTTGTAGATAAAGAAAAAGAACTTGAAGAAGCTCTTGAAGAAACATCCGATAGAATTATGGATGTTGTTGATGAATTTATCAGACAAGATCAAGAAAGGTTAGAAGAATTTAAAAGAAAGCAGCAGGAAGAATTAGAAAAAAAATTAGAACAACTCAATAAACCTGAGAGAGTAGTAGAAGAATTTACTATAAAAATACCACCTGCTCATTACATTCAAGGTACTGCTGGTAGATGGCAGCCAGAATTTGAATCTGATTTTGATCATGCTGTATATTTTGCTGGTAAATCTCCATTACCAAAAGGAGTAAAGCAGAGAGAAGTTCTTGAATGGTTAAAAAGTTTGGGATTAACTTTTGAACAAATACATGATCACAGGGAAAAAGTATTAGAAAAAATTAGAGAAACAATATCTCTTCCTGGGGTAGAAGAAGAGTATCCTTATGTTTACATTGATGAAGTAGAGAAAGATTTTGATTTAGAAAACGATCAAGAATATGATGAAGAAGATTATGAAGATGATGAACCAGAAGGTCTTGATGATTTATTAGATTTTATTAAAGAAGATGAAGAAGATAATGAAGAACAAGTTCCCGAAGGATTGGATGACTTATTAGATTCTTTAACCAATGAAGAAGCAGATCAAGAACTAGCGGATACTGTTGAAGAAGCTATAGAAGATGCTATAGATAACGAGGAATCTGTTGATGATTTGGTAAATGATTTGCCAGGGTCTATATTAAATGATGAAGAATTTATAGAACTTTTAAATAGAAAAAAGAAAGAAGTAGCTGTTAAACCATCTAGTAATGTAACAAATAGAACTATACTTAATAGTATAAAAGCTAATTTTGGTGCTATTAATCAGACACTAGAATCGATTAATAAAAATCTTGAAGTACAAAATGCTTTAATATCTTCACAGATACAATCTAATATTATTGTTTCTGAACTAATTAGCAATCAAACAGATGTTTTAGAATCCAAATTTGATGCTTTATTTTTTATATTAAATAAGCAAATAGAGCAAGCAAAAGATTTTGAAGACAAACAAGATAGAGCAGAAAGAGAAGCAGAAATTGAAGCTCAACGTGACGCTGCTGGGATTTCTTCATTTGAAGATTTAACCAAAAAAACTAGAACAAGATCTAGACAATCTAAAATTGGATTGTATTACAAAAGAAAATTATTACGAAAATTATATAGAAAATTACCTAAAAATGTAAGATCTGTAAGATCTAGAGCAAGAAGATTACAAAAAGCTCCAGGAAGAATTGCTAATAGAGCTGTTGGTAGAATTGCTCAACGTCTTCCTGGTCAAGCATCAAAAGCTATTACTGCTATAAAAAGTGTTAGAAATGCTGGAGGAGCAACATCAGTTACTAGAAGATTGCCAGGTATTAGACATGTTTTGGCTGGTATGGAGTATGCCGATAGAAAAGCAGCAGGACAATCTGAGGTTCAAGCATTAGCTGGAACTGGTGCTGGTCTTGCTGGCGCTGCTGCTGGGGGAGCCCTAGGAGCTAAGGCTGGAGCAGCAGCTGGAGCAGCTCTTGGAGTCTGGTTTGGTGGTGTTGGAGCAGCTCCAGGAGCTGCCATAGGAGCAGTTCTTGGCGGTATTCTTGGATTGGCTGGGGGGTATTTTGGGGGCAATGCTGCCGCCGATGCCGCCGATGTTATGACAGGCGCTAATAAAGTCGAAGGTAATTATGAAACTGGGGGCGTAACAAAACCTGGATTGGCTATGCTTCATGGAACAGAAGCAATTTTAGATGTCGATGCCATCAATAAGAAACAATATGATGAAGTAGCTGGTTCTATGTTATCAGCAAGTTCTAAATTTTTATCTTCTCTTGGTCCAATAGCAGGATCATTTGGAACTAATGTGAAAGGAATGATTAGTCAGTTATCTAAAGAATATGATATACCTTCTACAGTAGTACAAGTTCCTGTTGGTGGTTCTTTGCCTAGTTTAGAAAAAACTTTAAAATCGGTAAAGGAAAAGAAAGCAAAAACTCCAGAAGAAGAACTCAGCCAAATAGAAGAAGACTTATTAAATGAACAGAATCCACAATCATTTGCTGATAAACTTTTAAGAATGTTAGATCCTGAAGGAAGATTCCAACAATTGCTTGATAGTATTAATAATAATACAATTAATCCAGAAGATTATGATGGAACAGGAATTACTGGTGATCTTAAAGGTAACATAGTTAATCCTATGGAAGGTGGTGTCATGGAGGATTATCCTGGTGCTAAATTTGGTGCTCCTAGAGATGGAGGAAGAAGAAAGCATATGGGAAGAGATCTTGTAGGACCACCTGGAATGAAAGTAGTTTCTGCTTTACCAGGAAAAGTGACCAGTATTATTGATATAGGAAAACTTCCTAATGGTGGATGGAGCAAAGGAATATATGTAAAACATGATAATGGAATGGAAACTAGATACTTACATGTCCATCCTTCTGTTAAAGTCGGTGATGCTGTAAAAGCTGGACAAAAAATTGCTACGATTACAGAGCAAGATGATATTAGTTCTGTACCACACTTACACTTTGAAGTTATTGTCAACGGAAAACATGTCGATCCAGAACCTCTTGTAAAAGGATCATTAAAATTAAAAGATATTGCTGCTGGAAAAGTACCTGGATTATCTATTGAAAATTATAGTGGTACAACACCACCAGCACCGCCACCAACAGGAAAAGAAAATTATGATGTAATTATTCCATTAGATCATGTTAAACCAGGAAATCAAAATAAGATACCTGATACTAAGGGTGGGACTACATTTAAAAATGCTTCTGCTACTGGTGCCGATGGAAGAGAAAGACAGCATCAAGACAAAGCTGCTGCTCAAGTAAAAGCAAAATTAGAAGCAAAGGGTTTACGTGTTAAAATTATAACTCCAGAAGACTTTGGAAACTATGAAGATTATGATAAGTATATTTCTTCCCAAGCAGCAAAAGGAACTAGAATAGTACCACTCCATTTTGATGCTGCTGTTGGACAAGGAGGGACTGGATTTTTAACTAGAACAAAAGCTGGTGATGCTGGTGATGCTGCTTTAGCGAAACCAATACAAGCAGAGCTTGCTAGATTCCAAAGTGGTAATAAATCATTAGGTAACTTGGGACCAACTGACACAGCAAGTAACGCTACAATTAATAGAGCTTCTGCTGCTCCTGCTACATTGGTAGAGATGGGATCTATGGTGGCGTGGGAAAAACAACATGGAAACAATTTTACTTCATCTTCTAAATTTAATGAGCTTACCACTGGATTAGCTAATGCTATTGCTTCAGCGGTTCCCAAACCACAACCTCCTTCTGGTTCAATGTCTCCGCCATCAACAAGACCGAGATTTGAATCTTTACAAGGAAAAGATGATTCACAAGATACAAAATTCTTGATTGTTAATCAACAAGCTAAACCACAAATTACTGGTCAAGGATCTCAAAGTGCTGTTAAATTTGTTCCTATGGGAGATGGCAGATGGAAATCCTCATCTGAAATGACAACACAGATGAGAAACTTGTATATGCAAAGACTTGCTCAATAAATACCACCGTAGGAGAAAGTAGAAATGGCAGCAGGAACACAGGGATTTATTGATACCAGAAAAGATACCGATCACATCGGTATGGTTGTTGGTAAAATCCTTGAGGCTAGGAAACTTGCTGAGGATGAACGAAAGTATGCCGAGCAAATGGCAGAAAAATACCAAACTTCTTTGGAAGAAGCTGGTATAAAACGAGGTTACTTTTTCAAAAAAGCTTTAGGATATAAATTTGGCGGGGAGTATAAAGAAAAAAAATTAGCTCAGCTTGAAGCGTTTAAAAAAAGAGCATCGTTTTTAAAGAGTGCTACTACTGGAAAGTCTGGCAGAAATAAATTGAACCTCCAGGAAAGAGGTCAGGCAATATTTGATATGATGGGGGTGAAATCAAAGTCTCCTTCTTTTAGAGATAGATTCACTAAATTGTATGAAGGATTTGTTGATGATCCGTTGTTAAGACCAAAGAGTGATTTAGTAAAACCTGGAACAGCTAAGAAATTTAAGAAGGTAGTATTTGGAGATCCAGAAAATAAAAAGAAAATATCAAAAGAAGATATTTTAAGTTCTTTGTTACTTATATCACAAGCTCTTGAGAAAACTGCTCAATCTATTTCTGAAAAAAATGATATTATTTCTCAAAATATAGTATCATCTTCTCAAGTTCAAGCTTCTATGCTTGATCAATTAAAAACATCTGGTTCTGGTTTAGAAGATAAACTTGACCAAATAGTTGAAGCTTTGAATAAGCAAAATCATATACAAAAACAATCCGTAAAAAAAGCTGAAACTAAAGATAGAGAAAATAAAATTGAACAACAAGCTGATGCTGCTAGTACGGTAGCTTATGATGATTTATCTACGCCAGAAAATGAAGCTGCTTATGTGTCGCCAGTGAATCAAATGATTCCTGCTACATCATCTCAAGCAACTGAGATGCAACAGGTTGAAGCATATGGTGGATATCCACAATTAGAAACTGGAGGAATTGTTTCTGGTCCTGATAGTGGATACCTTGCCAAGTTACATGGCAATGAAATGGTTGTTCCTTTGGACAATAATTATACTCAAGGTCAACCAAGTGCTGTAGATGGTAAAGTAAGACCTAAACCAATACAAAAGTCATTATCAAATTCATCAGGCATTCAGCAATATGAAACTGGAACTAAACAAACAAGCCCTGTTACATCAAAATTTGGATTTAACGCTACATCAAGACCAGTAACTATTGGTGGAGGAGGAACAACTAAAGTATCTAATTTATCACAATCAATGGTTGATGTAATGTCATTACCAATGATGGTTGCTGGTGGAGCTTTACTATCTTCAACTACTCAATATATGAATAGTTTGGGTGCTGAAGGACAAGGAATTAGTTCTGAAATAGAGAAAGTTTCTAGACCTATTGCTAATGTTTTTGGATTGCCTTCTTCTATTGTTCAGAAAACAAAAGGAACTGCTAAAAAATCAGGAAAAGGCACCGAAACTGAAGAAGAAAATGGTGGTAGTAAAGTTGGAATGATGAGTAAATTGATGGATGGATTTAAATCTTTACTTGAAAATCTTGGTAACAAAATTAACGAAAGAAGAAGAAATGATATTACTCCAGGTAGTTCAAATGCCGACACTTCAAGCTTAGCTGGATTTATTGGGGCAGTAGAATCTGGTAATAGTTATACAAAATTAGTTGGTGGAGCAGAAGATTCTTCAATTTTAAATAAAACTGTTACTCAACTTGAAGCAGAAAAAGGTGGACAATTTGCTATGGGCAGGTATCAAATTCAAATGAGAACCGCTAAAGATGCTTTATCCAAAGCTGGAATAGATCCAAGCACATTTAAATTTGATGAAGCTGGGCAAGACAAATTATTTAAAATGCTTTTAGAGAACAGGGGATTAAATGATTTTATGTCTGGAAAAATAACTCGTGAACAATTTGCTACAAACCTTTCTAAAGAATGGGCTGCTTTACCAAAAGACGCTTCTAACATTTCGTATTATTCTGGCGTTGGAGGCAACAAAGCACATAGAACATGGGATGAAACACTGGCAGCACTAGATAATTTAAAAGCTTCTGGTGGAGATCCAAATGCTATAATGTCATCTCCTACAGGAACAACCCCACCACCAACTACTCAACCACAATCAGGTCAACAAATTACACAAAATTATGGAATGAAAACTGGTCAAGAGTTTTCCTTTTCACATAATGGTAAAATATACAAAGCTCATAAAACTGCTGTGGGCTTTGAATTTTTTGATGGTATGACTAGATTAGATACCAATGGTAAAAATCTTGACATTGTACAATCGTTTATAAAAGCTAAAACATCAACTCCAAACTTACAACCACCAGCAACTACAACTCCAGCTTCATCTGATAATAGACAAGCATCATTGTTAAATAGTCCTGGAGATAAATCTACGGAGATTGCTAGATCAATAGCAAAACCAACAACTGGCAATTCTGGAACAGAAATTGCTATGTTAAATCTTGGTGGGGGAGGAGCATCTGCTCCTACTGCAGGATCCGTACCTCAAGTTTCGGGTCATGATGGAACTGAATCTGGCTCAAATCCAACTAGAGATTTTTACAATAATCCATATTCAATTGGGGTAGGATGATAAATGGCTGACAACAAAAAACCGTATGCTTCAAGTTTTGAATTAAAAACTGTTAAAATTTTTAGAGTTAAAAGTAATGAAGCTTATGACATCACTGATTTAGTTCAACGCTTTGATTATTTTGAAAGTGTTACGTCACCAGTAATCTCTGGCACCATAGTCTTAGTTGACACTGGATCTAACATAGTATCTTCTTTACCTATTCAAGGTACAGAAAGAGTTGAAATAACATTAATTTCCCCCAGTGATGATGAGTTTGTTTATGATCTAGTTGTTTATAAAATAGGCAACAGATTTAGTGGAGAAAGATTTCAAACATATACTCTAGGATTGATTTCCAAAGATGGATTAATTAATGAAGGTGTCAGAATAACAAAAACATTATCTGGTAAACCAAACGCTATTGTTAAAGACCTATTAAATAATTATTTAAAAACAGACAAAGATTTGTTGGATGAGGAAGCTCAATTCAATATTATTTTTAATGCTGGAAAGAAAAGTCCATTTTCTATTATACAAACAATACAACCAAAAGCTGTTCCTAGTTCTGTAAAAACTACAATAACAAATCCAGAGGGAACTAGCTCTGGATCTAGTACAAACAATTCTAATTCTGAACTACCTCCAACTGATAGTGATGCTTATGGTAAAGTCACTGGATCAGCAGGGTATTTCTTTTTTGAAACAAGAGAAGAGTATGTATTCAAATCAATTGATAGTTTGTGTTCAGCTGATAATAGTTTAGGTATTTTTTATCAAGAACCAATCGATGGAACATCAACTCCAGATAAAAAAATATTGAACATTGATTTTATGAATGAAATTGATATTTTAAGTAAGCTAAGAACGGGAGCATTCTCTTCTGTCATATGTTATTATAATTTTAGTACAGGAGCATATGAAGAATATGTTTATTCTTTGGAAAAATCATATGAAACTATGAATCATCTTGGATCACAAAAAGGATTACCTTAC